TTTTACCATCACCAGCGGTTTCTTCAAACCCTAAAAATGCTTTAGGAACACGAAGAGCGGTTAATAATTTCTTTTGAATATATTCAATATCAGCAATTTCTGATAAGTTTGTTGCTCCCGGTAACGTATCAATTGGTGATGCTGCTGCAGGGTCTCTAACGGGTATAAAATAATCTTGGTCAACAGCCATTTGGTTGAATCTCATATCAACATTTCCTGTTTTAGAATCGACAACTTGGTCACGTTTAAATTTGTTCGCAACTCGTTGTACATATGCTTCAACATCTTTATCATCCATATTCCCAACGAATACTTTAAATACACGTCTTTCAGGTGCTCTTGATGTTCTATAAATTAACATCGCATCCTCAGATAATAATAATTGTTTCCAAATACGTCTAGCTTTCTCTAACATAGAGGTTCCGTAAGGAAGTTTTCTATCATCACCTAATAAACGGAAATGAGCAATCTCCCAAGAGTTAAACTCCATATCTTTTGCTTTCCATTTAAATCTTAATCCTTTGTTTTCGGCTGGTTCTTCAATATTGGCTGATTTTGCAGCCATACCTCTTTCCAAACGTTCTATTTCAATATTTGGTAATTGCATACAACCAACAATACCTTTATCTGCATCTAATTTTAAATAAACAAAGTTGTCACCATATTTACAAGTATTTCTTGTCCACATAGTTAAGTTTGTGTTAATGTCTAACACATTATTAAATAAATCTGCTAAAATTGATTTTATTCGTTTTGATTCTGAATAAATTTGTAACATATAACCATTCTCATCCACGGTTGTTGATTCTTCACCATAAATGTCTAAAGCTGCTGATATCTCAGGTGTATATTCCATCGATTCATAATCATAAAAAGACGCTAAACGAGTTGGTTCATAATAAACCGCTTGGGTATAAAGATTACTTTCAATCTTGGTCCATTGGTTTGCTAAGTAATATGTTTGTTGTGCTTGTAATTTTTCCCTTTCATACTCATCCTTAGAAGTTGTTTTTAATAATTCCTTCTTATCTAATGTGTATGTTGGGTAGTCCTGATTCAATAACGAGTTTGGACCAAAAGACCTAGATAGTCTCTGCCAAACTGTTAAATCATTATTTTGATTATTTTCCATATTTTAAATTTAAATATATTTTTACTTATATAAATAGTTTGATTTATTCTATATTACTCCACCATCTGTTATAGACCAACCATATGTTGAGGTTAATATATTTTTATTTGCGGTACTTCCTGATGTATGTTTAGCGGAACCAAAAGTGATTGTTATACCTATCTGAGGATTTTTGGTTACCCAACCATTATAAATATTATCTAAATTTGACGATGATAATGTTGATGTAGTTTTATTTAACATAAAGAAATTAAAATTAGTTACACCGGATATGTTCCAATTTCCAATAGGTTGATTAAATTGTGAATATTGAAACATATATGACATATTAGTCGCTTTCGATACATTCCAATTACCTATTGGTTGATTAAATATTGAATTACCAAACATATTATTAAAATAACTAACATTTGAAACATTCCATCCAGATAATGGTTGATTATATGTTGAGTTACTAAACATTGACTCCATATCGGTAACTCCCGAAACATTCCAAGAACCAATTGGTTGATTAAATGGTGTTGAATTAAACATAGAAGTCATATTTGTAACTTTTGAAACATTCCAATTACCGATAGGTTGGTTAAATTGTGAACCATAAAACATCGCATTCATAAGTACATTATTTGTTGTATTTATAGTCCAACCACTAATTGATGGAGAATTTCCATTATTGAATCCCGAATCCCGAAATGAATTGGTGAAAGTAGTTACCTTTGAAACATTCCAATTTCCAAGGTCTTGGTTAAAAGTTGTGGCACTAAAGAACGCACTTTCCAAGGAGGTTATTCTTGACACATCCCAATTACCAATTGGTTGATTAAAATTAGTTGCATTTAGAAAAATATTACTTAAAGCGGTTGCTCCAGTAATAATCCAATTTTTAATAGTGTCAGTATTACCGTTATTAAATTGGGTTGCCCCATAAAACATGGAGGTAATATTTATAACTTTTCTCATATCCCAACCACCAATGTCTTGATTAAATAATTTAGCGTATTGAAACATTCCCCCCATTCTAATTACTTTTGAAGTGTCCCAAGAATAAATTGATGGACTTAACCCATTATTAAAATTTGTAGCACCCTTAAACATACTTATCATGCTTGTTACATTACTAACATTCCAATAACCAATATTTTGGTCAAAAGATGTTGAGTTAAAAAACATATAATCCATGTTAGTAACATTTGAAGTATTCCAAGAACCAATATTTTGATTAAAATTGGTTGTGTTGTAAAACATATAACTCATATTCGTAACACTTGCAGGATTCCAATTATTAATCGATGTTGAGTTACCATTATTAAATGACGAATATTGGAACATACCCGACATATTTAAAACATTAAAAACATTCCAAGAACCAATATTTTGATTAAAACTATATGTGTTTTGAAACATATTGGACATATTAGTAACTCCCGAAACATTCCAATTTGATATATCATCATTAAAATTATAAGCCCCTACGAACATTTCCGTCATCTCAGTAACATTTGACATATCCCAAGAATTTACGTTATTTATTGTTGTTAAATTAGAACAATATGCGAAACATTGTACACCACTACCAGAATATGAAAAATCTAAAACATCCACAACATTTAATAATGTTAAATTAAAACAACCCGCAAATCCAGCTTGGTAATTTAATTTTAAAGGCCCCCACTGTAATACTTCAATTATTTTGGTACTATCAATACCTGTAGTAAAACTCCACCCATTTATTACACCCGAAATTTTAATTAACCAAGTATTTCCTGATGTTGAGTATGTGTGAGTTCTATTTGAATATGTGTTTGCTGAAATACTTCCATCCCCCCAATCAATAAACCCACTATAGGTTCCTGAAACAAGATATGGTAATTGAACTGTATATGCGTTAGTTGAGAGAGTAGAAGTTAATGATGTTTTCCATAATGATTTAAATACCGGTAAAGGTGTTGGTGACGGTGTTATGGTAGGTGTTGGTGTGTTAGTTGTCGTTGTGGTTACGGTAGGTGTTAGAGTTGTTGTATTAGTTGGTGTGATAGTTGGAGTTACACTCGGGGTATTTGTTGGTGTTATACTTGGTGTTGGTTCAGGTGTTCCACCAGGTGTTCTAGTTACCGTGGGTGTTACAGTATTAGTTGGGGTGTTAGTTTGGGTAACAGTCGGTGTTACCGTAATACTAGGCGTTACTGTATTAGTTGGGGTTTGAGTAACTGTTGGGGTTGGTGTTAAGGTAACATATGGGGATTCAATCGTTAATGTACAATCTTTACTTATTGTGAAAAAATTAATATCAAATAAACCATATATATATTCAGAATCATATATGTAAGGTAACACATTTACACCCAAGTAAATTGTTCCACCAGTTAGGGGGTAATAAATTATATTACATAATTCTCCGTTAAAATTATTACTATTTAATACTATCATAATTTTTTATTTTTAACAAGATGGGCATATACCCATATTAAAGATTTTACTAGTTTCATCATTACTGGTTGGTTTTATTAATGAACATATTTGAATTGGTTGTATATCATCAGTTATCACATATGGTGATGTTTTTAATTCTCCACAACAAGGTTCAAATGTTATTCTACTACCAACTTGTGAATTTATATCATATGTATCACAGGTTAAAACACAATTAACTCCGGTATCTTCAATAACACCACTACCATCAAGAATAATTGGGTATGTTGTTGAATAGAATGTGATAACACCTTCTGAAGGTGTTAAAACATACGGTGAGGTTATTCGTGTATCACAACAAGGTGTTAATTCAAACACACATGGGTTCTCTGTATCTAATGTTATCGTATATTCAAAACAATCAACAATACAAGTTTCATCACAAACACCAATAGTAATTTCAACCTGTTTGGTTGATAATGGATTTGTACCACAAACTGTTATTGTTTGGAATCCACTTATTGTACGATTAACATGGTTACCATTACAATCATCATATTCATACGGTAAAACCTTATTTGAAGTGTTAATAAATGTTAAACAATTACAAGTAACCACATTTGTTGGTGTTGGTGTTGGTGTCATTGAATTTGTTGGTGTAACCGTAGGTGTTGTTGTGTGGGTAGGTGTAGGACTAGGTGTCGGATTAGGACTAGCGTTAGGTGTTTTAGTTACCGTAGGTGTGACAGTTTTGGTTGGTGTGATACTTGGGGTTACCGTTGGTGTTCGTGTCACAGTAGGAGTTAATGTTGGCGTTGGTGTATTTGTTGGTGTAACACTTGGAGTTACTGTTGGCGTAGGTGTTGATGGTACATAATAATTTATATCACAATATAACGTTGTTGGTGTAGGTGTGACAGTAGGTGTAACACTTGGTGTCGGAGTATTTGTTGGTGTAACACTTGGAGTTGGTGTTGGTTTTAAACCTTCACTTACAGGTGTAGGTTTAGGGAAATGTTTTATAATAATAGAATTATCACCACCTTTAACATTAAAAATACCTTGACCTTCAACATTAAGTTTTGACCCCGCAATAATATTACCCGATTTTTTTCTACTAACAAAAAAACCTGATTTAAAATTATTTTCAACAATAAAATTATTTGGTTTGTTTTCTTCGTTAAAATCAAGATTAATATTTACGGAAACATCAATACTTCTTTTTCTATCTGAGATACCCATTCACTCTTTTTAAATAAATATTACATTCCCCCAAATAACCATCCATATTTCTGATAATCCTCACGACTAGTTTGTTGTCCATTAAATTGATTGATTCTATCTTGATAATGGGGTATCACAGGGTTAAAATTAATATTCTCCTTTATTGATTCATTATTACTAACAGACCAAGAATTTAACATAGCTTTAGTTTGTTCCGTAACTTTAGTTAATTGGCTAAAAGAAGATTCCGCAACATATGTTGCCATAGCAATCGACATGATTAAATCATCGTGATGTCCTTTTTGGTGGTCAGGACGACCATTTATATATACAAAGGTATTCATTTCATTATATAACCGAGCACTATAAATTCTAAATTTATGTCTCATCGCCTCTTCAAACGATGCTATAATCTGAACCCTTTTATTGTTAAAGTTTAATCCAGGGATTTTATCCATGGCCTTTGGGTCGTATTTCCATTTATTTGATATGTCAATACCATCAACATATAAATCTCGGTAATTCATTTCTTGAAGTTTTCTTGAAGTTGAAACACCCATCCCCCCGGTAATATCTATAACTATAAAACAAGAATAAATTGTTGCCCATTTATGACAGATTTCTGCCATTGTATCTGGTGGTAACTTACCCACATATTCCGCAACTTGTTCCATCGTATCAAAATCCACAATTTGGAATGAACTAAAATCTTCTGAATCCCCACGAGAAACATCGACACCCATAATATATTTATGTCCGACAACAGGTTCCTTCCAAATCCAAAGGGCATTACCCATTAATTTATTAATAGGTTCAAGAATCATATTCTCACGAATATTTTGCATCATAAGAGAATCAAACACATTATCTCCGGAACCTAAAAAGTTACATTCTAACTCCTGAGACACTTTACGTTTATCGTATTTTAATTTCTTAACCATCGCCTCAAACCAAGACGAACAAGGTTTGTATCCGTCAGTCATTAATAATTTAACATCATCAAAGTTTCTAGCATCATACGACTTACTACCCCAATCAATAAAGTCATTAGGACTATATTCTTCTTTATTTAATAAAAAATGAATAATATTATCTGTTTTAACAAAATATAAATCTTTGGTGTATCTTGGGTCTCGATACCAAAACATCTCCGTAATTTTGAAGTCATTCATATTACGTAACGCTTGGTCATATATCTCATAGTAAATTGCGTCATAACCATTTGGTGTTGAAACCACAATTACTTTACCCCCTGTAGATAGGGATGCCATACAAGCAGACCAGAAATCACTATCTGCCTCAATAAACGCCGCCTCATCAAATACAAGTATGGTTGGTGTAAATCCACGCAAGGCATCCTTAGATGTTGCAACGGCTTTAACCTCACATCCATTTGTTAATTTATAATGTCTTTGGGAATTTTTGGATTTGTCAAAATCCACTCCGGTCCAAGATGGCCATTGAGCAACAAAGGCTTTAATTTTGTTTGCCATCTCCAATGATGTATCCAACTTGTTGGCAATAATCAATATTTTTTCAGGAGTTTCTTTTCTTGCGAATACTAGTTTTTTAGACATCCAAGCCGCGGTAACTGTTGATACCCCGGCCTGTCTGTATTTTAATGCTATATTCTCATTATATTCTTCGTAGTCATTAAGTAATGTTAATTGGTCCGGAAAAAGTTCTAAAGGAACATATTTTTTAACGGTATTATCATAAGTTTCTAAATACGTTTTAAGGGCGTATTCAATATCTCTACTACATTTTACGTATTCTATTAATACTTGTTCTCTTGTTAAGTTCGACATACATAGTGTTGTCGGTAATTTTTAGAATCCTAACGCAGATAAATCAATATCATCTAAGTCATCTAAGTCATCAAATCCGTAATCACCATAATTTTCACTATCATCTTCTTCATCTTCGTCGTCAGACATTTTTGATTCGTATTCGTGTTTTTTAAGGATTTCAACGATTTCATTAACCATTCTATTTATCACCTCTTTTGCTTCAGGTTTATCAGCCATAATAGCTTTTGATAATGTTATAAAATCTTTAGCCTCTAATTGAGACAATTTCATAAATAAGTATTGTTGAAGATGTCTTTGGTCATCTTCATATAATTTGTCAGGCCAAGATTCTCTAAATTTTTCCCAAAATACTGGACCTAATCTTGAATCCCATATTTCAGATGGTAATGTATCCTCATCACCAACAACCATACTTCTTTGAACTGGGTCGTTTGGTAATCCTTGGTCACCATATAATGAATAAATACCTTTAACTATCTCATGTACCAATAAAGGAAATGTAACCGCTTTGGCTTTAATTGTTGGTGGGTCTGTTTCTGGGTCAGTCTCTGATTGTCCCATTTGACCACCACCGGAACCTGACATTTGTTCCATATCAGGATATAACCAATATAAGTGCTCCATTAATGATTGTGTTACACCATATAAATTTAATAATTCCGGGTCTAATCTATTAATTTCATCACTAACTAATTCGTACATATGACCACCTTTGAAAGCGGCACCTTGAACTAGTGAGTTAATCATTCTTCTTTTAGCTTTTTCTAAATTAAATTTTTCCATAGAATCCATAAAGTCTTCCATTTCTTCTTGATGTTCTTCACTTTCTTTGAATGCTTCCTCAACCTCTTCTTCATCCGGTTGTTCAGGTTGTCTTTGCATCCCTTGAGATGCTCCCATATTTCCACAAACAAGTTCAACGTCAAATTGTAATTGACCTTCTGGAATACCTAACTCTTTTTTAACTAAATCAACTGCTAAATTTTCAAGATATTCTTGATTTTGTAGTTCAACAAATTTAATTTTACCTAAGCTACCCATAACAGAACTCACCAGTCCCATCATTGGATTATTACCTTGTATTGGTGTTGTATCACCCAAAAATCTTCTAACTTTATCTACAGAGTCTTTAAATCGTTGTGATGTAATCATCTCAACAAAATCTCTATCACCATCTTGTGGTAATGACGGATGTTCAGCGTATGGAGTTTTTCTTTGATTA